TGGATAGACGGTTGGATTGCTCTTCAAAGTTGTATCCAAGCAGGTAGAACCAACCGAGATATTCGCAATGAAAGAAGCACCGAGAGTAGGGTCTTCTGCCGAGCATAAAGCAACCCCACCTGAACCTCCCGCTCTGGAAGCAACCATAATAGGGCAAATACCACCAACAGCGTTGGAAGAGGAGGTTACACTCATCAAACCAGCATCAGTAACATCAATACCGACAGATGTGTTGTTAAGGGTAAGGGTCATCTTCAAAAAAGTTCCCTTCATAAGAGGACACATTTGGAAGAATGAATGGAGATGTTTCAAATAGACAGTGGCGTTAATCGCAATTTGGAATACTCCTTGTGTAGCATCAACAACGGCGTTGGTTTTCTTAACAATATGCGATTTCCACAAAGTCCTACACTTTTCGCTGGTAAGCAATGAACCCATAGTAGCACCTGACCCAGTAATACCGTCAGCGTCGTAATTGATAAATTGCTGTCTTTTCAAGAACCCGATGTTTCCAGTTCCCGAGTTAAAGGCGTTTTGTTTCGTTCCAAAGACATCGGTAAATCCCATTTGATTAGTGTTATTACAAACTCCCTGTCCGTCCAAAGTAGCAGAAGCAGAGTAAGTCCAACTGGTAGGGTCATCAGGATAAAAACCGATTGTAGAACCGATTGTTGCTACATCTCCCCAAGAAAGGGTAGTGAGGAGTTTGAAAGAGTTCCACATATTAATATATGGTGTTTGCTGACAGATGGTAGTTCCATTCATATCCAAAGTGAATTGATGTATCATAGAACCGAACCAATTCTTTAATCCAACAGCGTAATCGGCGGAGGTGGCGGCAGTAGCAGGTGCTAAATCGGCGGCGGCAATATCTGCTACGGCAGGGTTGGCGGAGGAGAGGGTCAATAGTAGAGGAATGGAGAGGTATGCCTCTCTGTAATTCATAAACTTATTGGAGTTGGATAATTGAGAAGTATCAATTACCGACTGATTGGAGGCATATTGTCCCGATTGATTATCAATGATATTCAACCAGTCCTTCTTAACGAAAACATTGGGAGTTCCCTCTACTTCCTGTGAAAGGTCAAACACTAACTTATCGGCGGACATTATATATTGTAATAAGAAAATAAAATTACAATAAATACAAACTTACAGTTCAAAAGCGATATTCTTGCTCTTCTTTTTTTTTATATTCAACGCCATCAGTTTATCGTTATTCGCTAAACCCAAACCTACCATATTGGACGAATTTAGAGTGACTTGCTGACTTGGTTTCGTTTTATCTAAATATTCTCCTACACTCGCATACGATTTTTCTTGTTCTTTTGGAACTGCCCCTACATTACTACTAAAAGTCTTGTTGGAAGTATTCATTACCCCTGTGTTTCCCATATAAATCTTCATATTTGGCGGGATTATATATTAGACTAATATTTTATTTATTCGGTTTTTTTGCTTTTCAAATCCCTCAATCGGGAGAGGTGGTTCAGGATATTCGTAATCGCTGTGATTTGCCGTTGCTGGTTCTTCTCCATCTCCTTCGCATTCATACCATTCTTAATCTCATTCAAAAGCGATACTTGCTCCGCCATTAGTTCGGTGTATATTCGGTTAAAGTAAGCGTCGTCAATCATTTTCTATTATATAATAGAATACTATTTTTATATTATATAAATATCGTTATTAATATTTTAATTGCGTCCCATCACTTCTCTCTCTTCGGCAAACGCCAAGACAAAAGTCATTGCGGGGTCTCTCAATTGGAGCGGAGATAAATCGTTTCCAAGCAACCCTATACGGATTTGATTGTATGTTCCTCCAATCAACTTGTTCCACATAAATGCGGGTGGTTTCTCTGTGATGATTTCACCAGCACTCACATTGGGAGTGAGTGTGTAAATTACACTGGACGGACTGGCGTAAGGATTATCTACGGAAGAACAGGTGATAAGGACAGAACTGTTCGGTTGTATATCGGGCGAAGCATTACTGACTACCGACAATGTTCCTAATGATTGGATTTTGCTAATATTGGTTATTGGAGTAAAAGGGGTTGTTCCATCGGCGAGGGTTGTTCCAGCGATGTAAGCATCTGTTGCTGGATTTCCGCTATTTCCATAAGTTTTTACACCACCCCTAAATCCCAAGAGAACTCCCAATTGAGTTGGAACAACAACTATTGGATTAAAATGTGTAGCACTGGTAGTAGCGTCCCAACCTGCGGGTTTGATATATTTATGTGTTGTTGATATACTTGTTCCTATTTGATTTATATCCACCATATAAGTATTCAATTGGACGGCATACCTTGCTGGATTTACCGTTAATTCTACAAAATACACATTATTCCCAGTCGCATCAATTACATAATGTCCCCGTTTAATCATTTCGTATTGTAAAAATTGATTGAGTGCGGATACTTCGTATAATCCATCGGGAATTGTTAAGGTATATGTGGTTGTGGTTGTAATGACTGGGTCTCCTGCGTCGGTATTCCAAGTATAACTGATTATATTATTCCCATACGCCTCTCTAATATTGAACCAAGAGTAATACATACTTGCAGAAGAGATTGCTACATAAGTATCCTTAAATAACACTGACGAAGGAAAGTTATATACCAACTTGTTATTTTGCCCGTCATCTACTAAATTGGAACTATTCAATACAATCGTTCGCATTTCTATATATTCTCATTATATTTTAATTTTCTTTTATTAACAATTCTCTTTTTTTACCCCCCCCCGAACTTTTAATATCCCAACATCGCCAATTCATACAGAACCTCTTTTGCCTGTCGCATAGGTAGTAGGTCTTCTTTGGATAGTTTCATAACGAGTAACTTGAACTTCTTAATGTAATCCTTGTTGTCGTTTCCAGATAAGATTTGCCCCTTCATCAATTCAAATTGGTCTATGTCCTTGTCTTCGGCAGACTTATCGGGTGCTGGAATACTCAACTTATCTATAATTCCAGTCGCAGATGCTACTTTGTGTAAATAAGTCTTATCGGCATCGTCTAATTCTTGGATTTCGTCAAAAGATGGAATGCCTCCTCCAATAATCTTGCGGAGAACACACCCCATTTTCGCACTGGTTCTTTGGGATTTCAATCCGCAAATACAACCGCCACTCTTGGTTTTTATAGAAACAATATTCTTATCCAGTTGCCCCCTATTGATTACATATTTACCTAACGGAACAAAGCGGGGTCTAACATACGAAATACCTTTGGAATAATCTATATCTTCTTTGGTAAGATTATCACTGCGTTTCGGGCGGGTAGAACCTTCGTAATTCCTTGTTTTAGGACGACCAACGCCCCTGCCCCGCATACGCCCTGCTCCCTCTGTTCCTGCTTCATCTTCCTCTTTGGGTAGTCCCTTGACGGGGGTCGCAATAACTGGAACGAGAACCTCACCCGCAGTGGAGAACGCCAGTTTAATATCTTCGTCATTCATATCCAAAAAACTCATAATCAATTGGTTGTTCGTCAATTTGGATTTACCACCGACCCTACTCAACAACGCTTTCCCAGCGGGGAACTTGGAAATCGTATCAATGTAAGCGGTCAATTGCGTCTTATTCAATCCCCTCCACACTTCGGGTGGAATGTATCCGCCACCGCCCGTTTGGATTTGCGACTGCGAAGAGGCAATCATTCCCTTAATATTTTCCAATTCCGCCTTAATCTCCTCGTTTATACCGACAATCCCATTCAATCGGCGAAGAGCGTCGTTTAATTGTCCTGCGGAAGATGCTTGTTGTATCATACCCATAGCAATCTCTAATTCGTCCCTCGTAGGAATATCCTTCAAAGCGTTTGTGAGTAATTTCTGTATTTGGTTTTGTATAGAAGCGTCCCTCAAACTCATCAAAGCGGTTAATTCTGCCTCCGTAGGTATTTTTTCCAAGAGCGAACCGATATTATCTATCAACAATGCTCGGGTTCTCGCATCTCCCTTTTGTAGCGACCGAACCGCCGAGAGCAATTCCGCTAAATCGTCCTTGTTCGCCATATTGCTAACAATACTGTCGGTGGTTAAAAGAAGTTTGGAACTGTTTTGAACTCCACTATCCAAACTATATATATTTCCCTCTGCTTTTGCGTATTCTCTCAATATTCCAATAAAAATATCACCATTCACTCCGTTTTTCCACTTGCGTTTCGTATGAATAACTATATCCTGTATTCTTGAACTCAAATACTTTAAATCGTCGCTGGAAATTGACTGAACTACTTTGTTTGCTTGTGTAGCGTCCATAATCGCTGTCAAGTCCCCTCTAACAACCTGCTTCAAACTCTCAATGTCCCTCATCTTCTCATCAAAAGTTCTCGTATCGGTGGGTTGTTGCGGAATACCCGTTTGCTTATACAATAGGTTCGCTTGGTAATTCTTATCGTCGTTTTTCGTCTGTAATTTTAAAATATTCAAATACTCTCGTCTAAACTTGTCGGCATCTAACGGGGATTTCAAAGGCATACCACTCATTTTATTATATACTATCGGGATATAAAAAAATGTTAAAATCGCTGAATAAACATTGGAATTTCGTCGTAAAATGAATTACTCGTCGGTAGATTTCTCCGTTTCGTAAATTGGATATTGCGAAATGTCCGCCCCACCAGCGAGTATATTTTGATTGACTATGTCGTTAAACTGCTCGGTAAGTATGTCTGTGTCGGTAATCATCAGTTCGCTCAATTCTCCTAAAAACTGCTTCTTTTTCTTTCCACTAAACAAAGAGGGGTTTGTAAGCGGGTGTTCCCCCTTTCTATCCAATAAGACCACTTTCGCCATCATTGCTTTTTTCTTTAATGCGTCGTATTCTTCTTTCGTTTCACAAACAATCTTTTCCATTATATAAATAATGTAGATATTAATTTCTATATTATTTAACTTAAACAATTCAATTTTTTACTTTTGTAAATAACGGTATTCACATATGTAATCGGCATTATGGTTGAATATATAATGTTTTCTTTATCTTACTTTAATACATACGTTGTAAGCATTGCCTCACTGCTACCCATTTTTTCCATAGTATCGGCAATCTCCTTCTTTTGCTGAATAGTCTCGCCGAACTTGTCCGTCAAATACGAATGGCGGAGGATATTCACACCCACCTTCTTATCAAAGATGCGATTGATGCGTTGGTTCAATTTCACAGCGGTCATCGGGTTCATATTCGTATCAAAAATCAAATAATCGGTTGGATTGACGGAGAACCATTTCGTTAGAATGGTCTTTAAGGCGGGTGGTAAAGAAATCTCTTGTCTCCCGTAGGTTTTAGCGGTCTTGTAAGAGTTGAATACCATCTTTTTCTTATCAATGTAATTGTCCTTATCCGTATCCATATTTTTTATTTTAAAATCGCAGAAATCCTTTGCTCGGCGAGGACTAATGAAAACACCGCCTAAAAGGGCAATGATTATATAATTTTGGATTTGCTGTATATCGCTCGGTGTCTTATGGGACTTTTTGTAAATAAGGTCGGCGTTTCTCTTCAATTCTGTAAATACTTTCGCTACATCAGTAGGTTCAATCCAGTTCGCTTCTTGTGTTTCGCTCTTTTCTTGCTTGGAAATGTCGGCATTGTAAGTGCGAATATCGTCGCCCATCAATTCTCGGTATTCCTTATTGTCGGTAATGATTACGAGGGCGGAGAGGATTGTTTTTCGTTTATTGAATGCTACGTCTTTTAAAAATTCTAATACTTTCTTTGGTTCGCTAAACTTTTCCATCTTGTAATCTGTATCATCAAACACTTTACGGTAAAGGGATTTTAGGATACTGGTGTAGGTGGTTAAGGAAGACGGGGACAACTTCGGGCGTTTGGATTGTATGTATTCTTTAATTTCCTTCGTCATTTATATATACTCTATATAAAATATTGTTTAATTAAACTTAATTTAAATCTATATCAACAACCCTAATAACCCCTTTTCAAGAGAAAAAACACAAAGTAGTCTATGGTTAAATAATATAGGAGGACTTTACAAAAAAAGGTTCAAAAAGGGGTTATTAGGGTTGTAGAAGTTTAGTAGGCAGTTTTATTATCTGTGGTATTATATATATATGTCCGCTCCACCATCAAGAGTTCCAGCAAGGAGATTAGGGCAACCAAGACAACCGCCAATTGCTCTTCCACCACCAATCGCTCTTCCTCCACCCGTTAATATGGTTCAACAACAACCAATACAAAATCCTAATCTTCCATTACAGCAGTTTCCCAATGTTGTATCTCCTGAAAATACGAGACCACAACCCGACCCAATAGCGTTTTTTGAGGGCATACAGGGGGAGGTAACTCCAACACCACAAAGACAACAACCAGCACCAGCACCAGCACAGGCACAAGCACAAATACCACCAGCACTACAACGACCACAAGCACCACCACCAGCACTAGCACAACCCGACGCAAGGAGAAATTTAATGGACGCTTTTGGTGATGATGACGAAGAAGGCGACGAAAATATGACTGGCGGAAGGATTATGAAACGCAACTCGCGAATGTCGTTTTACAAAGTCCGCTAAAAAAATAATATTATAAACTTATATTTTTTATAAAATTATTCACTTTCCACTTTTAAAATGGTTTCATTGAACCCGCCTATATACTCATTATTGAGAAATACCAAAGGGAAAACAATAGTGTCCCTTCCAGTCTTTTCTTTCATAACTTTTATAAACCCTTCCCTATCAATTTCCAGCACTCTATCACAATCGCTATAATCGTATCTCTTCCCCTCTTCGGTCAAATACTGCTTAACCTTTACACAATTGGGACAACCCGTTTTTCCATAAATAACAAATCCGTCCATTTCCAATACTATTGTATATAAAGGATAAAAAAATCTCTAAATCGTATTTTTTTTGGAAGAATTTGCTGAAAAAACTTTAACCCATAATTCTATCCTTTCTTATTAATCTTTGTATTTTTCCAATTTTCTTTCTAAAATCTTTCCATTTTTTCCCCGAATAAAAGGGTATTCTACTAAAATCAAAATCCGCTGATGCGTCTCCACTTTGTAAAAAATCCCATACAATTCCAAGTTCTTCATCAACAATTCCATCAACAAAATTCAACATTTCATCATCAGTTATATATTTCCTTATATTATCATTCCCCACTTCCCTGATAAGGTTTGCTATTTTTCTATACACATTATCTTTAATATTCACTACAATTTCTTCTTCCATATTTACAACGACATCTCTTGGTGTGTCGCCTCCGTCGTCTTCTACGTCTTCTACGTCTTCTACGTCTTCTTCAACAGGAGCGGGAACACTTGCCGCCGCACCAGTTCCGCTCATCATTCTATTAATCGCTTCCTCACATTTTTCAATCTTTTCTCTAACTATATACAATCTCCTTGATAAACTATCATACTCTTCTCGTCTGCTTTGTGTAGGAAAACCTAAATCATACAACGCAATAATAAGTTCTACTTCTTGTTCCTTTAAATATTCCAGTTGTTTTTCCAATTTCTTTCTATCACTCAAATTCTCCCCTTCACTCACCGCTATTTTACTACTCTTCGCACCAGTTCCCTTTATCAATACATTCGTCGCTCCGCCCAAGTCGGTGATAAAGTCCGCCACTTTACTCAAAGTAGAAAGTCCCTTAAACATTTGTTTTGCGTTTTGCTTTACGAATGCGAAATCGTTCGCATCTCCCATTCCGTTGCTTTGGAGCAACGCCATAATGAAATCTTGACAGTTGTTGTTACGAGCAGAATATCCATAGAATTTTCCACCCATACGTTTCTTGGTGTTCTCCATAATCTCGTTGAGTGTTTTTCCACCTTGAAATGGAGTGATTGGAAGGTTCTCTCCGCCCTTTCTCCCCTTCATCGCCATATTGATGACTTCGTTCTTTTCTACTAAAATATCCTTGCCGTCTTCGGTTCGCAATACAATGGATAAATGGAAGAGGTCGTCGTAGGGTTCATTTTCAATATTCTTCTTAAATTGTCCCAATGAGAGAACATTCAGCAATCCCGACAATTTCTTCTCAACGGGTTTGCGGTTAATGATGGCGGATACAATCTTCTTTTCCCCGTTGGTTTTGAGTAGTTTCCTAACACTGGGCGGGTAATCGTCCCTGCCTCCCTGTGCGACGGTTTTGACGCTTTCAGCGGTTTTATTGATGATTTTGCGGGTTTTCTTGGCGGTTTGTTTGACTGTTCCTACAATGTCGCTCACCAACCCGTTCCCTTCAAATGGATTGGGAGCATCAGTGTTGGTAATTCGCCTGATAGGTGGAGGTCGCGTTCTTACAGGTGGGCGTATAGCAACGGGCGGTCTTCTTGGTGGTTGTTCCCACTCTTCGGGTTTCGGGTCTTTAAAAGTATTGATTTCATCTCTCGGTGGTTGCGGTATCTTCCCGCCACTCATACGCTTCGCTCTCAAAGACGCCATATAATCTTTTGCTTCCTGCGAACCCTTTTCAAACTTCGGCATTTATATTCTATACAGATAAAATAAAAATGTAAATTAACTTATTTCCAGTAAATGCTGGATTGGAATACAGTAGTGGGGTTTTGGTAAATCCACTCTACCATACCTAAACGTCTCAATGTCCCTGATTACAAAAGTATCCCATAACTCCTTGTTGTATTCAATCTTACAATTACAATCCGTAAAGGCAAAGATGAATACCTGCTTGTGTTCGGCATCGGGGACGATTTTACTGACTGGGAGAATGGTGGTGGGGTAGGCGTTCTTCTTGTTGCGTCTGCTTTTCAGTTCAAAGGTCGTTCCGTCCTCTGCCTCAAAGTCGTATTTGTAATAGGGGTCTTTGTATAAATCTTTGGTATTGGTAATCTTACCGTATTCTATAAAGTGCTGGGACAATTGTGAGAGCATACTTACCTCCTTCTCCATTCCGTAATTCATATCGTTTTGAAAGGTTCTCATCATTTTATATTACATAGAGATTATAATTTTCCTAAATTAACCGATTAATTTTTGGATTAATAATCAACAACCCTAATAACCCCTTTTCAGGGGAAAAAACACAAAGTGGTCTATGGTTAAATAATATAGGGGGACTTTACAAAAAAGAGTCCAAAAAGGGGTTATTGGGGTTGTTGGATTATCTACATCACTATTATCTTATAAAAAATTGAATTAAAAGGAAGGATACATATACTATCAACAATAACAAAAATGGAAGACTTTGTAGAATACAAAACCATCACCATTCTCTTTATAGTATTGAACGGATTTATGAAATTGAGCGAAGCGGTAAAGGAGGATATAAAACCACATATCCATTTACCCGAAGCGGAGCAGAAGCGAATAATAAAATATATTGAACTCTTGGAGAACTTAACATTTAATAAGAAATGGAATACCAAAGATAAATATCTGGTGTATAATGTGGTTTCGTATGTGATACACAAGGCGGTAATGAATAAAGATTTATTGTTTGATACAATGAATGAACTGGATAAGATAATGAAAAAGGAATTGAATGAAAAAGTAATTAGCAAGGACGAATATATGTATTATCGGCGAACCAATTTTACAATCCGCCGTATATGTGATAAACTCTATAAAAACGACAATTATGCAATGGATTTAACAAATTGGAACGCTGGTGTATTTGATAAAATTCCCATCATATACGGAAAATAATCTATCTCTATATAATATAGAAATGGATTGGAGCGATGATATAGAAAAAGTGCTTGAAAGCATACGAGAGAACAGTTTGGTGATGAGGAAGCATCATACAAAGAATTATTTATCTTTTAAATCCACACTGAAATACTATAAAATCCCAGTAATAGTCATTTCGGCATTTAATTCAGTATTGAGTGTGGGAGCGGAGAAGTATATAAAACAGCAATACCTATCGGGAATAACCTGCTTACTCGCCCTTATCTGCGGAATAATCGGGTCAATAGAATTGTATTTGAAAATCCAAGAGAACTGCGAGAATGAACTGATTGCGTCCAAAGATTTTTATAGTTTGGCGGTCAATATATATAAAATGTTGTCGCTCAACCGTCTCCACCGAGACATAGAAGGCAAGGTTTTTTTAGAGGATTGCTACAAACAATATTTATCCATTTATGATAGGGCGAATGTGATGAGAAAGAAATACAATGATGCCCTGTTCCAAACGCCGACATTGAGCGAGAACCCTACATTGCGATTATCCATTCCAAATATAAATAGCAATGGCGGGGTAAGCGATACGAGTAGCGAAGAAAATATTTAAACCTCTTTATTGATATGCGTAAAACTTAACTTCCAAAACGCAACAATATTGATAAGTTAAGTTTGACTAAAATAGAAACCGAAACTAACCTCATTATTAACCGTTATAGTTCCCGTAGTTACAAATGTAGGAGTGTTTGTATAAGCAACATTTCCAGAAAAAGCGTATTGTGATGTAAGTTCGCTTGTAGAACTGAAAACGAATTTTGATGAATTATTAGGCGGTGCTCCACCAATATTAACCGACGCACTTGCTATAAGGGTAGAACTTCCATATCTAAATAATCCAATATGAGCGTATAAAACACTCGCAATTGAAGCATCATCGTCCCACGAAATAGTTCCTCCGTATGGTTTTACATTAAAAGGGAACGACCAACTTTCAGTTCTATCAGTCGCACCAATAGTCCCGCTCCAAGAAATTTTTGAATTTCTTGCACTAATAGTAGAATTCGTCCCAGTCAGCGTAATATTACACATAGGGACATTATTAATTCTTATATTATCACTCGCTATATTGACCGTAGTATTAGTAAGTGTGGTTGTCGTTGCGTCTGTTTTTAATTTTTCAGTTCCATTAACTCGTAAAGTATTAGATGTTTTACTACTTAATTGAATAGTCCCCGCATCAATATCATACCCTCCATATCCAATTGCCGATGTTCCGCCTGTGCTTGATACTCTTACATCGTAATCAGCACTATTACCACCACTTCTATAATCTATAAATGAAAAATTTGCTATACTCCCTAATCTTATATATTGTTCGTAAGTGAATACTCGCTTATTAAAATATGCCTGAAATTCCCCAGTAATTTGTCCCGCAAAATTCGTTACTCCATTCACATTAATATTATCATTAGTGAGTGTGGTTGTATCCACACCAAAAACCGCTTTATTAGCACCTGAGGTTGCTAATACTATATCACTTGCGTATTGATTAGCAATAACTAATTGCTGACTTCCAGAATTAGGATAACCCAAATACGCTCTTCTTATGGAGTTGTCGGGATAAAACTCAATATATAAATGGTCGTCGCCTTTTAATTTAAAACCCCCAGCGTTAGTTTTCATAACTAAACTTGTGTTCGTAAGTGTGGTTGTCGTATTATTTATTACCATTTTTTCAACCCCACCAATTTTTAAAATAATATTTATAATTGCGTCCAAAACAACCCCCGAAGCAGATAATAAAATCGCCAAAAAATCCATAATTTTAAACTCATTCAAATCATTACCATTAATATATAAAGGATTTAATGAACCACCCCCAACCGTATCAATTGTAATACCATCTCCAAACGATTTTATATTTAAAGAATTATTCGCTATAATAGTAAAAGTATCAGTAATCAATTCCTTATAATTTGCCGCCGCAGTTCCGCCAATAGTAGTTAGAATTTGTCCTTGTTCCCCTCCCATTGTAATAATGTTTTTATTAGCGATTGTAGTAGTATCAGTATCCATAATTAGATTAGAATAAGTAAAAGTATAGGTAGGTTCATTAGATATGATTGTATCCAATCGTAATACATTTGAACTTGCGTTAAGAAGTTGAACTTCTATCCCAATCGCCCTCAAAGCACTCGTTCCAACCCCCGCATCTCTATTCCATATTTTCACACTGGTAATAGGATAATTCGCACCCAAATCTACAAGCATATAAATATTACTGGAAGTAACAACCGCAGTATGCGCCATATCAGTATAGTTTCCATTCACCAATTTATCCCCAGTATTAGTCCCATACCACCCAACCGAACTCGTCACAGTCTTACCAGACGCTACATTCGTTCCGTCCGCAGTGTATGCCTCCAACTCCGCCAAATTGATAATAGTATTAGGAATGGAATGGAATAGTTTTATATATCTAACACTATAAGGAGAAGACAATTTAATATTATCATTAGTGAGTGTGGTTGTCGTTCCCTCCAATTTAAGTTTAGCAGTCCCAGTTCCACAGAATAAATCCAACCCGTCATAAGCAATTGAATCATCCCCCAATTTCATTCTTTTAGTAGTGCCTATCGCACTTGGTAATGTAATCCAGTTTCTAATGATACCCCCAGTATAAGCACTATCAATTTTAAAATCACCACCAGTATCGTATAAACGATAATCAACCTGACTATCAGCACCGTATGTAGCACTATTCCTAATAAAATACAATGATGGAATATTACCACTTGTAGAATGAATAGTAAGATTACAATCGCCACTTTTATTAATTACAACATCGTTAGAAGAGAGTGCCGTTGTTGTTGAACCAACATTTATTTTTTCAGTTCCTCCTGATTTAATATAGGTTGTAGTATTATTGAGTGTAGTGTCTGTTTCAGTCACATACATTTTACTAACGCCACTTGCACTATTAAAATGCAGTCGTAAATCATATGCAGGTGCTCCACCTAATCCACCTGCGACCCTCTGTGCCGATAAAGATACCCCATAACCATCATTAGTAGATGTCGCCATCGCTATACTCGCTCTTGCATCATTGGTATTAGCGGTATTTGTAAGTTTTAAATGCGGATTGGTAAATGCGTCTGTATTTTGTGCTTTATTAATTTCAACATTGTTAGAAGAGAGTGTCGTTGTCGCACTCTCTACTTTTATTTTAGAACTGCTCCCAACTGTTATCTCATTATATCCGTCAGGAAGGCAACGAATTATATTTCTACCTCCTGATGCACTCGCATATATATCATTTGCCGTATTATTTGTTCTTTTACTCTCTATTAAATTATACCCACCTGCTCCACTAGCATATATTTTATTATATGCCGATGTTCCAGTCGCCTCTATATAATTTTGTGTTGTTGCCGTAAGTGTGTTTGTTCCGTTAGTAAGTGTCGTTGTCGCATTTTCAATAGAAAGTTTTAATGTTCCATCACTCGTAGAAGTAGAACCCGAATAGAACTTATGGTTTGTATGAGTTAAATATTTAAGAGTATTTACCGCTATACCGAACCCATACTTTTCATCGCTAAATAGTGATAATGCATTCGCACCCGCACTCGTATAATCACCTGTATATATTTTAACTTTTTCAGTAAAAGTCGTCGCCCCATTCACATTAATATTATTATTAGTAAGTGTGGTTGTCGCATCTTCCACTTTTATTTTATCAGTTCCTCCCGATTGAATATTCGTAGTTGTCCCATCAATATTAATCACATCATTAGTGAGTGTGGTTGTCGTCGCACTGGTTTTTAACTTTTCAGCACTACCGATTTTTAATTGATTATAACTATCAGCAGTAAGAACGTTATTAGACCCAGTGCCTATCGCTGTCATAAGGTTTCTGCTATTTGTTCCGTTTGTTACAATATTATTTACAAAACCAGTAATGTCCCCATCATTCCCGATATTATTTTGTATCGTTGCCGAAATATTATTATAATCATTAGTGAGTGTGGTTGTCGCCCCATTTAAAATAATCTTATCACTTCCAGTGCCGTTCTTCACACTAAAATTATCATTCGTAAAAGTCTTCGCCCCAGTAATCTCTTCCGTTCCTGTTTTATGAACTACCTCAACATCATTCGCTTTCAATCCAAGTTGCGTAGCGATTGTTGTCGCAAAATTAGGGTCGTCCCCCAACGCCGCCGCCAATTCATTCAGTGTAACCAAAGTAGAAGGAGCACTATCAATCAAGGCATTAATTGCGTCTGTAATTTCATCATCAACGTAAGTAATAGACGCTTTCGTATTCAATTGTGTTTGTATATTACTCGTCGCTCCATCAACATAACTCAATTCAGTAGGGGTAAGCGTAATACTGTCCGCTACAATGTTTCCAGTAAAAGTAGTAGTTCCCGAAAGGGTTTTATCACCAGTAATGGTTTCAGTCCCTTCAATATGAACTACCCCTTGTAAAATCTCATCTTCCAAATCGTCCAACCGCCCATTTATTCCTGTGATTGTAGTTCCTGTAATATTCCCCGATACTTCCAATGCCCCCGATAGAGTTGTATTATTAGCGACTTCTAAACTATCCGCCTTGACATCTTCAATTGTCGCAATACCTCCAACATTTATATCTGTAAAACTTTGTGTCCCTTGTGCTTGTGGATATTTAAGAAAATATTTCTCTCCTTCGGCAACAGTAAGCGGAATATCCAATACCGTAAATACGGCAGGATTAAAAAATGGTAAATCTTCAATTGGCGGAGGGTAAGCAGACATTACTATATAATGCGATTATATTTTTTTATTGGGTTTTTAATTTTAAAATATTATATCTATCTATAATATAAGAAATGCCAACAGGGACAATACAGAACCTATACGAGAAGATGCCGAAAGAGTTTTTAGATAAGGTAGATAACCCCAACTTTCATTTACATAACCTAAAAATACCAATGCGAATGTGTATTGTAGCACCTTCGGGTTCAGGAAAAACTAATTTTTTATGTAATTTAATATCACTGTTCTCATCGGGCAAAGGGACTTTCCAAACAATCACAATCATAACCCGTAATAAAGATGAACCGCTATATCGTTGGATTACCCAAAAATGCGAGAGTATCATAATCAAAGAAGGGGTAGATAATACTCCACCGCTGGATAAGTTTGATAAAGATTTTAATCATTTGGTAGTATGGGACGACTTGGTTTTAGCAAAAGATTTAAGTAAGGTAGAGAATTATTACATCAGGGCGAGAAAGTTCGGTGTATCTTGTATATTCATCTCTCAATCATTCTTCAAAATCCCAAAAATAATTCGCAACAATTGTTCGTATATGGTGTTATTGAAATTATCAGGGAACAGGGAAGTAAATGTTATATTGAGTGAGTTCGGTCTTGGGGTCTCAAAAGAAGAACTATTGGATATATACAAGTATGCAACGGCGGAAAAGTTCTCTCCGTTGGTGATTGATATGGAGGAAGAGAGCAGTAAGAGATTTAGAAAGGGATTGTTGGAGGTAATCCAATTAGAAGAAGAGTGATATATATATAGGAGATGAAAGTCAAACACATAAATACTATAAGTTGTTTTATTATAATGAATATATACTATAAAATCGCATACAAGAAGCGAATTTAACTGAAAGTTAATACTTTAAACAAGAAAAACACTATATTATATGATTATTAAGATTAATATACATATAATATACTGTTTAAACAACGTAGAGGACAATTAAATTAATTTTATTAACGGTTTAATATCATTTTTCTTTGTTTATTGTTGTTTTTATCTTAATTATTGTATTATATATACTATAATTAACTATTTTCGTTGTTTAAATGCTTCTTCTCCTTAATTTTTAGTTAAATCGCATTTCATTTCCTCCACACATATATATATTCCTTATAAGTTTCGCTTTGCGTTCTTTTGTTTTTATGTAATGGTATATATTCAGTCGGTTCTCCTAACACCTTCAAACATACTCTCGTAAAAACTTCTTCGGGAACATTCAAACAGTAATGTCCTCCCTTCTTCAAATGTTTCCAAGTTTTCGTAAATATCGGTTCATAAAACTCTTCGTCCCATTTATCCTTATCCATCTTGGTTTGCCCTTTATAAGTTTCAATATTGTAGTATGGAGGAGAGGTGAGAACTAAATCATAATCTATTTTACTATAATCAACTGTGAGAGCGTTTTTAAACATAAGCGTTATTTTTGTAGTAGATTGTTCTTTTAATTTATCAACCATATCGTCGTAATGTTTTTTTAGAGACTTGTTTAAATCTATGCCTGTGTATCTCTCTATATCCAAAGCACAAGCACCAACAAGACGACCACCCCAACCCATAGTAAAATCCAACACACTTCTCGGTTTGTATTTACAATAAACATTCATAGCAATTATCGGTTTAAAAATTGAGATTGCTCCAAAATACAACCGAAATATTTCCGCCCAACTTGCCGTTGTATCTCCATATTTTTTTAAATATCTTGTTATATATCCTTTTTGTCTCCACTGATTTTGGTTCTCCATTACATCATAAAACGAAAAACCTTGTTTTCCCAAAGTGTCTAATCGTCTTATTTTTGTAAAGTAATCAACAAACTTATTCCCTGTTAGTATTGCTTGGGATACTTCGTTTATAGTATTACAATTAATTTTTTTTAATTTTTCAAAATCCTTATCTGCTTTTTCTTCCGTTATTGGTTCTGCTAAGGTTTCACTTGTAATTTTTTTCTTTTCGCTCTCGGTAATGCTTCCTCCCTTAATTTTCTTATCCCGCAACTGTTTCATATATTCCTTTGCTTCATCGCTATTCTTTTCAAAACGGGGCATTTTTTTCTTATTATATGGATATATTTTTTTTGGTGTTTTAAGCGTTTTAAAACATTATATTTTTGTTAAATCTATCTGTCCGTTGTCAAAAATCATACGGTCAGTTCCACCAACCCCAACATCAATCTCCTTTCGCAACTTGGGGTCGCTTGGTTGGAAGAAATGTTTGAGAATATACTCGTTTTTCTTAAAATCAATACTCTCATTCAGGTCATCAAAGAAGAAAAGGAAATCCTCTACATCTTCGTAGATGTCGCCTTTACGATGTGGATACGCAAAGATGAAATGTAGCATAGCACAACAGAAGAACCCACACACTTCTCCCATTAGTGATTGGATATTCTTTGTATTGTATGGGAGTTTTTGTCCTGTGCTTTTCAATACCGCCTTTTTAATATCTTCGGGAGGCGGTGCTCCATAACTATCAAAGTAAAACGGTTTGATTTTGTTGTCTTTATATTTCATAACCGCAAGACAAGTCCAGTGAGAACCACTATTCAACATTCCTGTATCGGCATCAAACTCATCGTCTAAATTAATAATATATGCTTTGTTGTAAAGTATCTTGCTCGGCATCTCATCTTTGAATACAATATCCGCCAAAGGGATATTCATTTTCTTACAGAGAACTTTCAATTGTGTATCTGTGAGCGACATTCCCTTATACTATCTAAATAGAAAATAAATATTTATGTTTTAACTTATGTTTTAAGCATATAGTCCGCTTCCATTCATATTGCCTCTCATTTGGAATTGCGGTGGTAGTGTGTGTTGGAATTGGAAATTGGCGGAGTGTGCTTGTGATTGGAAAGCGGGGTGGGACATTGCTAATAAACTTCCATTCACACCAACTAAACCAGCGGTTGGGGTATTGGCAACGCCTCTTCCTTGTCTTCCAGCATACAATCCCTCGCCTCCCATTCCTCTTCCAGCATACAATCCAATTCCTGCAATCCCTCTTTTTTCTCTCATTATTTCATTATATTTTTGTTCCATTTGTTCTATTTTTTTTTGTAATTTTATTCTATCCGCTAATAATGTTCTGCTTCCAGTTCTTAAATCTTCCATTTTTGCTAATTTGATTTTGAGTTTATCTATTTGTTTTCTCAACTCCGTAAAATCGTCGCTTATTTTACTTGACCCAAGACCATTACCCGCAAGTTCCTTTTTTAACCTTTCTTTTCCGTATTGTTTCGCTTCGCCAATCTTTGCTTTACCGAATGATGTTGCCTCGTCCTTTACTTCCTGTAAAGCACTTTTGCCTATTTCTTCTCTCGCCTTTTTAAATGATGAATACTTTGAGGGTTTATCAATCGCCTTATTCAATTCCTTTCCTGCGAATGTTCCTAATTTATCACCAGCAATTCCCGCCAATGGAATTAGTTGCGGTTGCCCCGTCGCCAATGCTGCGGCGGTTAATCCAGCAGTGGCGAGTTGCGGTAATTTCTTGGCGACTTCTCTACCTACTTGTTTTGCTCCCGCAATCGCCACCTTTTTAACAACTGGTGTTGCCTTCTTCGCAATTTTTTCAACCGCCTTAAAAATACCTCTCCCCTCCATCTCACCAGCACCCTCTCGGTTCGCTTGGATTTCTTCGGCGTTAAGTCTTATTTGAACTCCCTTTTGTTTCGCAAGAGAACGGGTGGCGGAATTGTAAGTGGAAGGGGCAACCATAAGAATAACCCCGCTTCCTTTCATAACTGGTTTCACTCTTACAGGGTGTCCGTTTCTTAACCTACAACACTGGTGGGGCGATATACCTACTTCTAATCGTTCCATTATATATTACAGGCAGAGAAAAAAATGATGGGGTTTCGTTAAATAGGAGATAATGGTATGTATCTTCCTAAATATCATACTGTATCCAAAACAGTAATCCCCACACTATAAACACCACCACTATATCTCTTGTTGTCTCGTCCATCCTTTTTTTATTATTTATTGATATTGTTTTTTTTCCCTAATCCCAAGTCTTGCTTAAATCAATGTAAAACGCCCCTTTTCCTTTTTTATATGTTTTTGATTTACGTTCCATTTTCATACATACCCTTTTTTCAAAATTAGTTTTTTGTAATTTTTTAACAAGGAAATACATATCAGCATTATGTTCTATAATCTCATCTGTAATGAATGGAAGTAACTCGGGGTGTTTCACACTTACAACATACTTTACATTACTCAATTTTAAACTACAATCTATGATATTGAATAATACTTGTCTTGTTTGCTCTATAATCTTTTCGTTTTGAAGTGTATTCATTTTTGATTGTTATTTTGTGTTTTATTACTATTATACTTTTCAGGAAATTAAAATCAATTTTATAAATTTTTTACGTAAAAACGCAAAAACGTAAAAAACCTAAATAAATTTATAAAATTGATTTTAATTTCCTGAAAATTGAAATAGGTATAAAAACACAAAAGGGTTGTAAAATTGATTTTAATTTCCTGAAAAGTATAATAGCAATAAAACAGCAAGAAAGCAACAAGCAATAAAACAAAATGACCGAATTCGTTAATGAAACCAAATTGTATAAGGATTTTATATTCACTGCCGAGGGACGCAGTATGTTAAGACAATCCATAAACATAAAAAAACAATGGAAAGAGCAACAGGGAGATATAACCATTGAGACCGCTGGTGTGAAACTCAATTTAATCAGTCCAGTATTAAGAAAGAAAATCAAAAAAATCAAAATCACCCCGATTGGATTGAATAACCAATGTCATCGCAACGCTCAATTATTTAACCAATGCGGATATACATCGCAATTGGGATTTAATATAACTGCTTGTCCTTGCGGTAGAAAAATCGGGTTGGAACTCCACTCGGTTAATAAAAAAGATGGAGTATTCTATGACTTTACAAGAGACTTTAATGATGAAACGGAAAAATACTTCCTTCCTTTGGATGTAAAAGCAACCGCTAATAAATATGTCGCTGTTTATGGTAATACGGTATTTGATATAAATAGAGGGTGTAAATGTAATATTGAATGGACGGATAGTTTGGAAATCACAAAAATCACACAAAGCGATTTTATAGAATTTTGTAAAGATGTGGAAGACAACTTGGATAGGATTAAGGTTTGGAGTTAAACTCCTTTTGTAAATCCACTATATTATCAATTAAATTAGAACTGCTTCCCCAAAGTAATTTATAACTAAACAACGCTGGACTTGGAATTAATCGGTCTATTAATTCCCTTTCTTTTTTGTTTGCGTAGTGTCGCTTACGATACGCATCTCGCTTCGCTTCGTCTTGGTGGTCTATGTAAGTGTTTCCTTCGTCCAATCCAAAATGGTAAGTCTTTTCTTCGCCTTTATCGCTGACTACTATGCGAAGACGCTTGTGTGGTTTCTTGCTCTCGGTCAATTCTATTATCTCAATCGGCATATATATTTATGATATATAAGAAAAAAGGAGTTTATCCCCCTTTTTCTTTTTTTTTTTATTTATTTTTTTATTGTCCGCCTTTTTGGATAGTGATAAGTATTCCATTATCATTATCCTCTTTTAACGCTTTCAAGATTATTAATTTGTTTATCATCATACTCCACACAATAATAAGGTTGTCTTGTTCCATTTCCACTGCCTTACATAATTCTTTCATACATTCTTCGTTCCATTCTCCCATCTGTTTCCAAATATCCACTATAAACCGTTCTATGGAATTCAACATCATAAAAGTATTCCTAATTATTTCTTCCCTACTAACCCCCATTTTTGTCTCTTTCGCAATACATAGAAGACTTGACTTTTTTATTTGTTTTTCAAAATTTCCAATTTCATCTCCTTTTTCAACTATGCCGACTGGAATACAAGTTCCCTTGTAGAAGTAGAGAGTTTGTTTTGAGTTCATCTTTTTCTTGGTTTTGGTTGCTTATAGTTGCTATTATACTTTTTATATAAAACAATTCAATTTTTTCCCTTTTTTTACGTAATTTTACGTTTTAGTCTTTCAGCATAAGTGTTTTTGCGGGGGCGTTTGGAATTACTATCCATCATATCTATAAACATAAATTCTCCTATTCGTTCCAGTAATTTCGGGAATAGAGACTTACATACTGACGCAAATTTCATTTCTTGTAGCACTCGCATATAGTCGTTATACGAAAATGTGTAGTCTAATAATGGTTTGTTGCTTTCATAATACAGGTCTTTATCTATAATTTTAATTTTTCCGTTGGATACATCTATGAGTTTGTTGTTTTTATTATTATGTATTAATAAGTGATGGATTATAATACCGTCTTGCCTCCTGATTTGGAGAACCTTTAAATCAAACACATCTTTCTCTTCGGGGAACTTGAACCAAAAGTCGGTAATCCTTTGGGTATTCATCGCTATACAATTACCTTCTCCCGATTTTGGTGGTTTTCCTGTTGTTTTGATAAATACGTCGCTGGTGTTAATTGTATCCATATTTTGTGTTTTTGGTTGCTGTTTCTTGCTGTTTTATACCTATTTCAATTTTCAGGAAATTAAAATCAATTTTATAAATTTATTTAGGTTTCTATATCATTATAATCGTATAAAATATAACAACCCCAATAACCCCTTTTTGGACTCTTTTTTGTAAAGTCCCCCTATATTATTTAACCATAGACTACTTTGTGTTTTTTCCCTTGAAAAGGGGTTATTAGGGTTGTAACTTATATCATATTAATCATATAAATTACTATTCATTAACAACTGTATCCGCATCATCAGTATCTTCTACTTCCCTTTTCTTCCACCCGACTACTGAATAACATTTCAACTGAATACTATTATAATAATCGTCTTTTTGCTTCATATATTTCCTAACAAATATATTGCTTCCCAACGCAGATATAAACTTCTTTTCTGTTCCGTATTTCTCCTTATCCTGTTTAGACATATTATAACCCATATCACTCTTAAAAGCATAATAAATATCTTTCACTCTACAAACACTCTCCTTATCCATTTCATAATTATCAACAAACCAATCATAGAATAAATCACTCTTCGCCAAATAAACCTTACTGCTCTTTACAACAATATCAGGAACAGCAACATCTTTGCTTCTATAATTAAGCAACAAATTAAATAGTGATTGCCTATTCTGCTCCTTAAACTCATCGGTTTTATAATACGCATTACGAACTCCAACGCCAACCCGTTCTTCTTCGTCCATCGCATCATATACGGATTGTTTCACAAACTTACTATTAAAGTCTATAACACCTTCACCCAAGCGGTCGCTCATAGCATCATTCATCTCGTCCAAATTCGGCGGTGTATTACATTCCACAATATTCGTCGCAACTATATTCACACTCTCAACTTCACCGTATAGTTTTCTGGAAGATATTTTACTATCCCCCGATAATGCTTTCAACGAACTACAACAAATATTCTTATTCGCATCGGGTTCGCTCACCAAAACGCAACGCTTATTATGTAGAGCAATCGCTTCGGGGTTCGCACCGTCCTTAAAGGGTTGAGTTAAGAAGGTTTTCGGTAATGCGTATGCGTAATCTCCCAACATACTCATAAGGAGTTCATCTAATACAGATTTTCCATTCCCGCCAGTTCCAGTAAAGATATAAACATTTCTGCTTTGTATTCCCACCATACAACTATAATATGCTTTCATTAGGTAATCTCGCACCCCTTTATCTCGCTGGATAGTTTCAATCACCTTTACAAGTTCTGTATCTTTATAATTCTCATCGTAATCCCACCCGCAACAGGTCGCCATAAAATCCAACGGGTTCGGTTCAACCTTCTTACCGAGTTTCAAATCAAATACACAATTTTTAAATACGAACATATAAGGGTTTAAATCCCATTCTTGTTTATCATTACAAATCTTACTACAAATCGCCTTTATCATTTCTGCTTTGTGTTTCTGCGATTTCATATAGTCCTTGACGCTGATATTCACCTTATTCCAAAACGCAATCCCCTTATTCGTATTGTCGTCATCTTCCGTTTCCCCTGCTTTCTTCGTCCAATACATAATTTTTCCAAGTATCCATTTCTTCACATCTTTATAAAAGGTTGTATCTATAAATTGATGGATATTAGAATGATGCTTATTATCTCGTTCCCAGTAAATTCCGTTAAAGTGATAAATAAACCCATTGGTAAAACGGAATTTGTCGCTGTATAACCCAGTGAATATATCAGCAAACGCAACATCTGTGAAACAGGTTATTCTAGGGACTTTTACATTGAAATCACACCAAAGTAGTTTCTGTTCTTCCTTTACACATTTATCAATAATATAACCTTGCGATGCTTCTCGCCATTCGGCGTATTCCTTTGGTTTATATTTCATAACAATATTATTAATCGCCCCCATACCTACTTCCCTTTCTTTCTTATCAAAATTATCCCATAACTTTTCCGCAGTATTTGTCCGTTTTCCTCGTAATTTATAATGTATTTCATTCCAATCCAACCACATCTGTTTTTTATACCCCCCTCTTAATAACGCCCCGCATATTCGCAACCAATCTGGTCGTTCAATCATTTTACCTCCATTATCGTCAAAACCATTTCCTAACCTATTAAACAATAAATCATAATATCTATCTTTTGTATCATACTCTCTTTTTTCTTTTTCGTCCTCGCTTGATGACGGGGTTATAAGCGTAGCAGAACTCCTCGCAATCGGTTTTACTTTTTCAATCGGTTTATTCATCTCATCATACTCGTTCAATAAATCCAAGATATAACTGGTTTCGGGCATTCCTTCAACCAACACAATAAAGGGGCGGTCGTTAAGGAACTCTCTACTCGCACCAATCTCATTCGTAATCTTACTCAACGTCGCACTCGGTGGAATAACTTGATGAGTTCCATTACTATAATATATTTCTAACGAATGTAATTCAATCTTTTTCTTCGTTTGGTTCTCAAAACGCTCAACCAATTCGGGAATATCAGTAAAGTCAAACAGTAAGTTAAAGTTGCCTTCCGTCCCGCCCTTAAACATTCCGTCATCACTTGTCTTAATCTCATTGTATTTTTGTAGTTTCTCCTTTGTATAATCACACCCGACCCTTTGCCCGTCCTTACCTTTATTACCGCAACAGTCCCAGTCCAAACTTCCTATGTATCGGTCGTTGCCTTGTCTTCCTGTTCTCAATCCAAATCTTTTACCGTTCTTATTCAAATGCCTTATAATCTCTTTGTGTGGTAAGTTTTCCCATTCGCTCAACCCATAACCACCGCTATTTAACGGTTGCTTCGTCGTTTTACCACCAACACTCATAATCGTATATCCAAGTTCGGCGAGTTTCAAAATCAGGTCGGTCATTATATATACTCTACGGATACTTTATTTATATTGTTTTTACAATATAAATCAAGTCAATTTTTTCCATCAAATTCGTAAAAAAACATAATTTTCCTAAACCTTTTCAACACAAAAATTCTTCCATTTTTATAGTGGGTCTCTCACCAAAACCTCAAAACTGTATCTCCTGATAATATCCCTAAATAACTCTACGTCCAATTCCCTCAATTCTTCCAAACTGGAAGTGATTTTGGAAACCACAGGGAACATCTCCCCGTATTTCATTACATCTTCTTTGTTGCCTTTGTATTTCGTCTTGTAGTAGGCAGTCTTATTACAATTCTTAATAGCATCGGGGTTCTCGGCGTATTTCCTGCGTTTCCATTCCCTCATATATTTCCTGCGTTTCTCTTTACCTTCGTCGGTATCAATGCCTTCGGCGACCCATATTGGTTGTAATTGTTGTTCGCTCATTTTATATAGTATTGTGATATTTTATTTATATTATTTATTATATATAAATTAAATCAATTTTTCTAAATCAATTTTATAGATTTTTTTGTGTTTTTTGTGTTTTTTTGTGTTTTTTGTGTTTTAAACTCTTGCCCCAGTCAATGCGTCAATTGAGATTTCAACTCCATATTCAACGAAACAAATCAAGTTAATTTGTCTTCCAGAAAGATTTTGTCCTACAACTTGAATGGATTTTGGAACTTGTTCCTCAACAGGCAACGCTCTACTAACATCTACGTAATGGTAGCAGTATTCCATCTCAAACGCTTGGGCGTCAATCAAACCACTTGTAAGTCCATCAGTCAATCCGCCGTTGATTGCTCCAACTCCTTTAAGGTGATTGTTAAAACTCTCAAATCCGTATCTTTGGGTGTTGTAAATGGTATTTTGTCCGCTGACTACAACGTTGAAATTGGTAAGCATACAGAGCGGAGAAGTTGGTCCAGCACCAGCAGGGTCAAACGGAGAACCAAACGGAGTAATTCCCGAACCAGTATGGGTTTCACTGAAAAATGGAAGACAGAGAACACTCTTGATATTCGCAATACCGTTGGTGAGAAGACTGTTGATAGTTCCATTGGAAGCAACATTAAGAATTTGGTATTGATAAACATCGGTATATTTAATGGTCTTGATAGGAGAAGACAAGTAGGCACTCTCAAAGGAAGGATTGAATGTATAAGCAGGAACATACAAGACGACGTTTGGAGATAATCCACCCGTTCCAATTGGATAGACGGTTGGGTTGCTCTTCAAAGTTGTATCCAAGCAGGTAGAACCAACCGAGATATTCGCAATGAAAGAAGCACCGAGAGTAGGGTCTTCTGCCGAGCATAAAGCAACCCCACCTGAACCTCCCGCTCTGGAAGCA